TCAAGAAGGAACGAAACACACGGAAGATGGAAAAGTTTCCGACCTTGTCAATGTAGCGGCGGCGAATGAATTCGGAACCGAAAGAATCCCTTCCCGGCCTTTTATGCGAACGACATTCGAAAAGAACGTCGACAACATAAACAAGTTGACAGAAACTTTTTACAAACAGGCGATGGACGGTCAAGGAACTTTAGAAGGCGGTTTGGAAAAAGTCGGAATGTTCGTCGAACGGGAAATTAAAAAGTCAATAGTCGACTGGACGACACCGGCGAACGCGGAATCGACACAACTTCGGAAGGGAAACAAAAAACACCTTCCGCCGGGAACAAAGATAAACGACCCGTTAGTCGATACCGGACAACTTGTTCAATCTATTCGTTACGTGGTGGTTAATAATGGGGTTTAGATATTTAATACCGATGAAACGCCCCGCCGCCGTGACGTATACGGCCGGGCGAGCGTCTTCCCCAGCGTTCACCACTTCGAATATATACGCAAGCGTTCAGCCGTTAAGAGCGGAAGAAATGGCGCTTCTTCCCGAAGCCCGAAGACAAACAGCGGCATATCTGATTTTTACCGATACGGAAATTCGGGCGGCGAAAGAAGGCGTCGGCCAACAAGCCGACCGAATAGTTTTAAACGGCGACGACTTTGAAATCTTTTCGGTCGAACGCTGGCGGAATAATGTAATCAGTCATTACAAGGCGACGGCGGTCAAAATACAATGAACCGAAGTTTAATCGAAACAACTTTACAAAGCGTATTTGCGACTATCGTCACGCCGAACCCGGTTATATTCGATAGTCAGAACGCGCCCGCGCCCGCGAAGCCTTATTTCACAATGTTTCTTATAGACTCAAGACAGGTAAAAGAAGTGTCGGAACAACTTCCATTATCTGTTTTGGGTTCCGTCGCATACATCGACGATATAGAATTATCTGTCAATATCCGTGGTTATGGCGACGGGGTTCTTGCGAAAATTGATTTGATTCGTTCAGCTTTTAACAAACCTTCCGTTCGTCAACTACTGGCGGCCGGGGGTCTTGTTTATTTGAATTGCGGAAATATAATTGACACGACTTCGATTCAACAAGTCGACTTCGTCGAAGCGGCTTCGCTTGACATACGATTTCGGACAACCGAAACACAAGCCGACGTCGTCGGAACTATCGGAAGTGTAGAAATAGAAGGAACAATTAAGAACATGGTCGGAAGCGACAAAGTAATCACGTTCGATATATAAAACTTTTAACGGGGGGTTGTTATGGCTTTAAGGGATATTGTAAACGTACAAATCGACCGGAACACGCGGTCGGTAAGTCGGCCGGGCTTTGGCATTGTTATGGTTTTGGGATCACATCACCGTTTCACCGAAAAGACCCGGTCGTATTCGAGTATTGACGCGGTCGCGGACGACTTCGACGTCACCGACCCGGAATATGTCGCCGCGAATGCTGTCTTTTCTCAGAACCCTTCCCCGGTTTCTATTCTTATTGGTCGCCGGGCTTCCGACGTGGCGAACCTTGTCGTCGTGACAGCAACAAGCAACCGCGAATACATTGTCACGGTAAACGGAATCGAATATTCTTTCACCAGCGACGCCAGCGCGACCAAAGACGAAATCGTCGCAGGGCTTGTCGCCGCTATCAATGCGGGAAGTGTCCCGGTTACGGCTTCCGCCGGTACGGTCGGTACTGGTAAATTAATCATTACCGCCGACGTTACCGGAACGCCGTTTTCCGTTGTCAATGGCGCGATAGGTGCTTTCGATACATCTTTAACCGTCGACTATACTTCAGAAACAAATCTTTTGAGCGTCGCGGCCGACTTGACAGCAATCAAAGAAATCAATAATACATGGTATGCACTTGTATTGACAAGCCGGACGGTATCGGATATCGTCGACATGAGCGGCGAAACAGGCGCGGCGAACTGGGTCGAAGCAAATACAAAAGTATTCATAACCGCAAGCGCCGCAACCGACATTATAAACGTCGCGGCCGGTTCCGATTCGACAACCGTCGCCGCGCTGGTTAAGGCGAAAGGGTACGACCGGACACAAGTATTTTACCACGAAAGCGCCGCAACTCTTTTTCCGGAAGCCGCTGTTTTTGGAAAAATCCTTCCTCAAACACCCGGTTCTTATACCGAAAAGTTCAAGACGCTGGCGGGTGTTGTCGTTTCTACGCTCACCGGGACACAAGAAACGAACGGCGCCGCAAAGAATGTTCTTCTATATCAGGAAGTCGGTTCGGTTCCAATTACCAGCGAAGGAAAGGTCGCTTCCGGGGAGTTTTTGGATACCATCATTTTTATTGACTGGTTACAAACCGAAATTCAGTACAACGTATTTACATTGCTTGCGAGTATGCTAAAACTTCCGTTCACCAGCGGCGGAATTTCGGCCGTCGGCGGACAAGTTCGGGCGGCGTTGCAAAAGGGACAAGACAACGGCGGTATTTCCCCGTTCGAATTCGATAGTCAGAAAATGCAAATCGGCGGGTATGTTGTCACCCTTCCGGCTTTGGCTTCGATATCGACAGCGGACAAAGCGGCGCGGTTTCTTGATAACGTGAAGTTTACCGCATGGCTGGCCGGGGCGATTCATTCGACCAAAATCAATGGCACCGTGACGCTTTAAAACGACCGGGGGCGACTAGACGGTAGCCCCTAGGCCGGATAATTGAATCTTAATCGTTTAAACGAAGCAAAAACAATACTTTTAAATGGGGGAACTTATGGCGGTAAACACTTACGACCCGAAACTTGTAATCCTTACGGTCGGCGGGGCGCCGATTTCGGGATATACCGACGGGACTTTTATTTCGGTTGAACGCGCTTCCGATACTTTTACAAAAGTTGTTGGCGCCGACGGAAATGTCAGCCGCGCAAAATCGAATGATCGTTCCGGGACTGTCAAAATCACATTGAAACAAACCAGCCCATTCAACGACATTCTTTCGGGAATCGCTTCCCTTGATGAAATGTCAAACGCTGGCGTCGTTCCTATTTCTATTATCGATCTTTCCGGGTCGACGATTATGTTCATGCCGTCGGCATGGGTTAAGAAACCGCCGACCGTCGAATTCGGAAAAGAAATCGGAAATCGCGAATGGGTTTTTGATTTTGACAAATGCGAGTTTCCGACAATGGTAATCGGCGGGAATCTTCCCGTCGGACTTTAAACAAAAACTTTGATTTTTAACAAGGGGAAATCATGGTCAAGACAGAAACAAAAACAATCGACGGGCACGAAATCACCGTCACGCAATACACCGCCCGCGAAGGTTTGGCAATTTTTACGAAGCTGGGAAAACTGCTTTCCCCAGCGTTGAACGAACTTTATAAAGTGGACGACTTGACAAAAATCGACACCGAAGGCGCGGGGAATATTCTCCCGGCGCTTTCCGTTGTTTTGAACGGATTGTCGGAAACTGAATTCACGCCGTTTATTTTGCGGATACTACGTTCGACATTTATCGACAAGAAGAACGTCACCGAAGAGATATTCGACATGGAATTCGCCGGGAAATATACGCTTCTTTTCAAAGTCGTCGGCTTTGCTCTTGAGGTTAATTTTAAAGATTTTTTCGGGGCGGGCGGTATTGGAAGCCTTCGGCAACCCCGCCCGGAATCGCCGACCGTCTAGTCGGAATCGATGCGAACTTGTCAGACGATTTGAAGGAAGAAATAATCGTTTGGCAAGTAGTCGCCGAAGGGTTGGGGACGCTGGCGGAAATAGAAACGTCGTGGTCGCTTGACGATTTAATCCGGGCGGAAGGCTTCATTTCTTACCGTTCGGCTATAGAACAAAAACTTTCGGAAACGGTCACAAAATGAATTTACTTCGTGAACTAGTTGTCGCTATAAAATACCAAGCGGATATCGGCGGATTGATGGCGGTTGACAAACAAGTCAACGACTTTAAAAAGAACGTCGATTCTATGGGTGATAGCTTAAAAGGGCAACTAGAATCGATTCGCGGAGTTAGTCAAAAAATGACACTATACATCACCGCCCCGCTTTTAGCTTTCGCGGGAATTGCTGTCAATTCCGCCAGCGAAGCGAAACAGATTTTCGGGATTGTTGAAAATTCCCTTGTTTCTATGGGTAATAGAGCCGGATTTACAGCGGAACAATTACGAGAAGTCGCGGAAGGTATCAAATCAAAATCCCTATATGACGACGACGAAATATTAAAAAAAGTCACGACAACACTTTTAAATTTCGGTAATGTTACCGGGGAATCATTTACACAAGCGCAACAAGCCGTTGTCGATTTATCCGCGAAGTTTGGCGGTGATTTACAAATGACAGCCCGCGCCGTCGGTGTCGCTCTTGAGTTTCCCGCCGAAGGTTTAAATTCTTTACGGCTTGCGAATATAAAACTATCCAAAGAAGAACAAGAACATATTAAAAGCATGGTCGCGCTAGGGAAAGAAGAACAAGCGCGGGCGTATCTTCTAAACGCCCTCACACGGGCGGGCGCGAACGCCGCGCAAATCAACGCCGACAACAGTTCCGGAACAAAACAGCTAATGAATGCAGTCGGCGACCTTGCAAAAGAAATTGGTTTTATTCTTTTACCCG